TCTGTAGGTGCTTGAGGCTCTTCTCCACCTAAAGCTAATGATGCAAATTGAGGGTTATTTTTTTCTTTAGATATCTGCTTATCTAGAATCTCAATTTCTTCATCTGTTTGACGGAGAACATGTCTTCTAATCCAATCATTAGAATAATATACCCCTGCATAAGGTGTAATTAGCGCAAGACTGTTTAATCTTTCAGTAAGCACTTCTGTATCTTTTAATTCTGCAAAGTAATTGTCTTTTGCATAATCAAATTTAATTTTGCTAGAGAACTCATCCCAGTCTTCTGGAGTGGTTATACCTTTAAGAATAAGTTGCTTTTCCAGACACTTAATAAAGATTTGTGAAAATCTTAATCTTAATCTATCAATAAATTTAGAGAATTTAACTTCATCGCGTGAGATTTCGGTTGATCTTCCTAGATTAAACGCGGTATCTGTTTTGAGTCTAGATACTGGTACGTTAAGACTTTCATACAACTTCATCTGAAAGTATTCTACGTCAGCCATCTCACCTAGGTTTTGACCGCCAGGCAGTGTTGTAATTTCTGTGCCTCTGTTACCTTCACGTCTTGGTAGCCAGTAGTCTTCAAGCATTGTCATGAACTTACGATCATCTCTAAGCTCACCAGTCGATGCATCATATACTAGTCTATTTTTATGGCGTGTCATCATATCTTGAAGATATTGTTCCGCCTTCATTTTTGGCAGATTACCCACGTCAATATAGAATATTCTTCTTTCTGGCGCTCTTGATACTCTATAGATAACTGTTGCATCTTCTAGAGTTCTTAATTGATTAAGAGGCTTGATAGCTTTGTGTAGATACGAAAGTACCAAAGTATTGCTTACATCTAAAAGACCAGATGTAACATGCACAATACTATCTTTAGCAATCTTTAAAGCTGCAGTAGGGCTTGAACTTGCAACCGATGTGCTGTCATTAAAATTCTTTTCTGAATAAATGTAGTATTCAGCTTTTGTGGAATTTAAAGTTGCATTGGTCTTTGGATCTTTTTTCTTTTGTACTTCTTTTACTTTTCTAATTCTTCTAGGGTCAATGAATCTTAATTCTTGAATGCCTAGTTTAGGATTGTCTATATTAATGATAGCATGTAGATATAGTCTACCATCAATATACCACCTTCTAAAAATTTCATAACACTGATTATTAAAATTTAATAACGTTGTTATTTCTTCGAATTCTTGAGTGATAGCTCTTTTAACGGACGCTGATAGGTTTGTATCATCCAGAATTATTCTTACTGGAGGGGAATCGTCATCTGATACTATTGCTTCATTAACTACATCATCTATTGCGCTATCTACTTCCGGGTGCATTGACATCATTCGATACTTGTTAACTAAATCTGCTTCAGATTTAACAGTACCTTCTAAGTCAATATATGTGCCGTACGCGCCGCCAGCTGCAACAACAAGGGCGCCATCGTCCGATACTTGTGGTACGAACGATGGCTCCTTTGACTGCTCCTGGGCGGAATTCCCAGGCCTTTTAATTTCAAAACCAAATAATATCATAACTGCCTCAAATTAAGAGTTAAACTCCGCCTGCATTACCAGTAATACCACCTGAAACTTCCCAATAGTCATACTGGAATGTTACAGTAAATTCTTCAATTGCATCTGTCGAATCCCATGCTAGATCAATAGCAGAGATATCCGATGGGTAAATACCATTAAAGTTGTAAGTTCTGATAGGCACACCTGTCTTCGAGAACTGTGTTACTTGTGCTTGAGCCTTGTAAAGAAGTGGGCTAGCACCACCAAACGTTCTTAAGTTGCCTTGTAACGATTGGATTTGATTTGACCACTGTTCCATAGCATTACGGATTAGGAAGTCTTCATCGTTAATTACAGTAACAGTCCAAGCATCAAATGTTCTATCGCCAGCTAATCTGATCTTACGACCAAAGTATGGTACTTCGATAGTTCCTAGAGTTGAGGCAGGAATTTGAGCTGCCTTAACTAGGAAAGGTACCTTGATGTCAGCAACGCCGTTAGCGGGGTTCTGGATAGTCACTTGGAATAGCGACTGTCTTGCACCCCCTAGCGTTAGCTGACTTCTAATCTCATTTACATTGAAAGCCATGTCTTTTCTCCTTTGTCTTTATTTATTAGAACTGTCCAACGATTTCGGAGAATTCGACACCTGTTCTGACCGCTACGAAGTTCAACTGGATAAAGTTGATCGACTTAGCAGGCTTAATGTAGATGTCACCAACAAACTCATTGCGGTCAATAACTTCACCGGTGTTGTTTGATTCATCACAAACAACCTTGAAATCATAGATGCCACGACGACCTTGTACATCACGCAAGAAAGGCTCAACAAGGTTCTTGAACTGTGCACGAGTGAACGGGTCGTTGAATTCGAATAGTGTAAACTTAGCTGCAGTTGCAATGGCCTTCTCTAGCACAATGAACAATCTACGAACGTTAATTCTGTCGAATGCTGATGGCTTGGCAAGAAGAGTCTTGTCGCCGAACAGAAGAGTGCCTTGACCTGGGAATGTTACTACAGGGTTAACACCTGACTTGTAAAGAACGTCACGTTGAGCCTTCGAAGGATTGAAAGCTAGTCTTACTGAGTTCTTAATAATGCCTCTGTTGAAACCGGCTGGCGAGAACCATGGATCTCTTGTATCATCAGTTCTTACGCATAGACCAGCAACATCACCGTTTAGAGGTACATAACGATATACGTCATTGTACTTGTCGTATTGGTACTTGTAACCTGAGTCAAGAACAGCATACGATGTTGAAGTAAGAGCATTTCTGTATGTAACTACATCATTTTCTTCGTCGCCACCGGCATTTAGTACTACTGATGCCTTGCTTGGAGAAATGAATGCAACGCAATCTTTTCTTGATTCGCAAACATTGTTAATAATGTAGTTGCCAAGAGTTGCATTATTTTCACCGCCGGTTGCCTTGCCTTGTAGCACTAAAGAAATGTCAACATCTTCTGCTGAGCTGAACATATCATAACCAGCAGTTAGAACATTAACAGGTACACTGTCTTCTGCGGCGCCGTCTGAACCAGCCACGAACGAAAGAGCTAGTGGTGTGTTATTGGCGAGTGAAGCGATGTTTAATGCTGTATTTGTATAACCAGATACTCTGTTATTGTTGTAATAAACATAACGTGAATTTTGGTTAATAACATCCTTGACGTAGTTTGTCGATCCATCAGTTGTCTTAGCGTTAGTAGCTCTCGAAAGGCCTTGGAAGACTTCTAGAACCGCGCCTGGTACGCCTGTAAACTGACCGTCTTGATCTTCTACGATAACGTGAACTTCGTCAACAGCTGCTGAGTTACCAAAGTTTGCAACATAGTCTGATGTACCTGGAGCCTTATCTACGGCGGTGGCATATTGCCAGTAACGCTTTAGGTATCCGGCGCTTGTTGAGCTCACGTTTGCTATTCCAGCACCTTCGAAGTCAACTAATGTGAACTTGGATTCTGTATTAACGGTGAACGTTGCTTGTGTACCTGTGTTCGATACTGAGCCAACTGATGTTACCTTGACTAGCTGTGTACCAATTGTATTGTTACCTAAATCAACTAGGTCACCGACAGATAGAAGGCTACGTAATGTACCAGCACGTGATACAGCATCAGCGATAGTACCTGAACCACTTTGACCAACTACTACAGCAAAAGTGTTTGTACCGTTGTAAGCTTGAACTGATGTGATGCTACCGTTAACGCTAATTGAACCGTTACCTGCAAGAACTGTGTTCGAGAAGAAAGCATTGCTTGTATCACACACAGAGATTTTTAACGAGTTTCCTAGTGCACCTGGATATCTTGCAATGTATCTAACGTTGGTTTCGCTACCGATATTGGTCTGTACAGTTGTGCTATCAAAGTCATCATCGTTCTTAATAATGAGGTTTGTAGCTGACGATACTGTCGACACATTAGCGAAAGCAGTTAATACACCGTCAGCACCAGTTGCATCGGTAGTATTAGCAGTTCTTACTACATATAACTTATTTCCGTAAGCAAGGAAATTAGCTGCAGTGAAGAATGTTTCTGCATTGTGGTTGGTTGGTTTGCCGAAACGGGCAACTAGATTAGTTTCTGAGTCTACTAAAATTCTTTTGCCAACTGGTCCCCAACGAAAAACGCCAGCTAGAGCGCCTTCTGTTGTTGATACTGCTGGGACTACAGTGGTCAAGTCAATTTCAGTGACATTTACACCTGGACTAACTTGAAATGCCATTTTGTGTCTCCTTCAAAAGGTTATTTATGACAAGAAG